GTTAAATTGATTGAATGAATATATTTACAAACTCTTAAAATGTTGCATTATTCCAATTAACCTACTGCTAAGATATTCCTGGATGATCATTCTTAATTAATTCATTTAACTTTATCCTACTTATAACTTTCCCACTTGGAGATGATGTAATATAGACCCTTCCAGAAATTGTCAGAAGACACAGCTTAAATCTTATATTCTCTTCATCATCTATAATTCCCTGATTGCTCGTTGCTGCTAATGCTAGTCTAATCCATTCATCATCTTGACCTACATCCTCTTTCCTCATTGAAGACTTGACCTGCTGTAATAATGAATTGAGTTTATGATCTAAATTTTTACAAGTTGTCTGCATCCCTATTGTCTTACCTATCTCTCTTAAAATGTATTTCGGTCTTCTTGGAACACTTAGACATATTACACCTTCATCAATCATATCTTGTATCATGTGATTCAATATAACTTTAGATGACATATAATCTGACATGAATAGAGAGTAATCCAAGTCTACTTTAGCACTAAATGCATTGTTCACAGTTTTAGAGGTTAAATCTAATTCTATAGCTAAGGCATCATCAGCATCAGATCCACTTTCTATATCTGACCATCCATCCAAGTCATCTAGTATACTACTCATCCCTTTGAAAAGGTCTCTTTCTTCATCTTCATCTAAATCCAATAATAAACTTGTATCTTTTGACTCTGATTCAGCACTCTCCTCAGCAATATAATTTATGTAAATTTCTCCTAATTCATTCCTGTAAGGTATATCTTCTTCATAAATGTCTGATGTTACAGATGAGATAAGATCCATTAGTCTAGGTGTTCTATATGCAAAATGTCTCCTATCATCATAAACTAAGCTCTTATTTGAATTAGCTTTCTTAGTATACAATTTGCCATCTTTCATTTCTATAAATGCTACATAGTCTATTTCTGAATTGTAATTACTGTCATAATGAAACATTCCATACTCTATTAAGGTAGATAGTTGATAAAAGGATTCAATATATGGTGTTTGAATTTCTAATCTTATATACTTAAAAGGGCGATGTTGATCATTATATACTATTGAAGAAGAATTTCCACCCATCAGCATTAAATCTTTCTCTCTCTCAGCTAAATAAAGTATTGCTTGTGGAATCGTCATGTCTTTTATATTATAAGGATCATAGCTCAAATCAATTAAATTCTTTCCTCTCATTAAATGCAAAAATATCTCATCATCACTAGATTCAGAATTAATAAGTGGCTTTACTCCAAATGTTCCCAGGATTATTTGCTCCATAGTTGCTTCATCCATGTGTGTCACCTTCCTGTAGATATAATCAAAAATTCCACCATTGCTCTCTTTCTCTATTAAATATTTTGAATAAGGTTTCTCTACAGAATTTAATATCATATAATGGTGAAGATGATTCTGATTTGCATTGTATAAGTAGCTCTCAAAAGTTTCTCCCAATGCATCAACTGACTTGAAATACTTTGAGAAATTGATAATATTATAATTTTCGCAATATGTTAAGCAAGATCTGTATGAAGTTTGACCCCTAGTATTGTGTATCTGACTAAATCTATATTTGAGAACACTTGATTCATAATCATTTAATCCTGACATCTCTAAATCCTCTATCCCTCTTAATCTGAAATGCAGTGTTGATGGAGTGACAGTTCTAAATAATTCAGGTGAATTGGATTCAAGGTATGTGGGTGAATTGGACATAAGAATGACTGTCTCATTTGGGAACCCTACATCAGATGAACTGATTTTCCATTGTCTTAGAAACTTGGAGTATGAGTAAAGAGTCATAATTGATAATATTCTAGAGTCACAATTGGAATTAGCTGCTTGATAATACACATTTATAGAATTATAGTAATCATTAATGAAATTGCCTGTGGTTCCCGGATCTATCATGCTATAAATAAACTTTAAATCATTAGATCCAATACCCTTGTCTGACAGAAATATGGAATTGAATTCAATTGAATTATCTGAGATCCAGTTCTTATATGAAGATGTTTTAATGCCAAAATATGTTAATTTAGACTGGAAATCACTGTAATAAATTCTCAATGTTGTTTCTATATTCTTGTACCATAATTTCAATTCTTTAGCTGTACTCCTAGTACTCTTCATCATGTATGCTCTGGACTTTTCAGGATCTAATTCAGGTACATAATGAGTCAAGCCAACATCATCACTTGTTACCATTGATGTAAATATAAGAGGATTATCTAGAAAGGGATTGCTTTCATTCAATAACTCATTAATCCAGTTACCAGTTGTTGAAATTACTAATGAGTGATAGAAAGATGATGCCGTATGAAAAATGCCTTGACCCATATGTGATCTACAGATTAAGCCTGGAATTGTATAACCTGAATTGAATTTAAAATCTTCTCCTGCTAAATATATTGGACTTTCAAACACTTTAAATTCACTAAGTAAACATATCCAAGCTGGAACATAAGCCTCTGTTGTAAATTTGAACATTGCCAATGCTAAAAATCCAAAAGTACATGTATTAAAGTTGGGACCCCATCTAGTCTGATCTGCTGTCAATAGGAATTTGGTAATTGATCTAAGAGCTTCATCTATTCTTTGTGCAAATTCTCTTTCTTTCTCTGGTCTATGTAGCATCTCATTAGTAGTATATTTTGAACAACCTTCAAAGAATCTTTCTGATATGACTTGCAGTACTCTAAATTCTCCAGTAAGCACACTTATTTCTCTATTACCTCCAGTTTGGAACTTATCAAATAGCCACATCATTAAATCTGGGATACCTTCCTTATTCAATATCTTTAGTCCTAACAGTGATGTAGACGATGTTTTGTAAACCTCAACTAATTTTCTAATGCTCTTCAGTGCAATTGTCTTTTCTGCAGAATATGTGTCATAAGAACTTCTAGCTGTCATCAATTCAGTAATGTGAGGTAGCATTCCTTGAGCCTTTTCATATTTGACATTGATCTTCTGTAACTCATTATATATTAAAATTATAGAAGCTGGTGAGAATGTGAATCTATAATCAGTATCTATTGCAAGCTTGTCAATTAATTTAAAGTGATTTCTATAAAATTGATCTAAGTCCCTTGTAGTCAGTGCATGCTTAAAGTCATTATAAATTATCTCCACATTAGCTTTGTTACTGTCATATAGATCTACTTCTTTAACTATGTCATTATAAATATCTATCATGTGTTTCAGTTGACCATAAGTCTTGTTTGGACATAGATTTAGTAAGAATGCTTCCCAGCCTATCATATTAAATGTGAAATTAAATACTAAGGTCCTGCCTCCCTTTCCATTGGATAACTGCATTAAGTCTGCTAAAAGCCACAGTGATGCTTTATTATAGTCATCTGGTATCTCCTTAATCATTTTATCAAACTGATCATCAATCATGGGACTCTTTACTAAATATCCAGTTGTTAAATATCTAAATGGTTTCAAGATTCTAGATAATCCCCATGAATTTTCTGACAGTATTCTGAAATATAATAAGCATGCTCTTTCATATCTTAAATTATCCTTTGCTCCAGTGCCCAATAACTTAGATAAACAGGTTGCCAAGGATGCTGCTCTCATGTGACCCACTGTATAGTTTTCAATATCAGGTATTCTCCATTTCTCCGTTCTTACTAACATATCTCTCTCGAAATAACTGACATAAACTACACCACTATCTCTTTCTAATATCATTCCTTTAATCATGAATTCCGCATGTTTGTTCTTATCAATACTTGAAATTAATTTGCCACCTTTACCAGATCTTTTAGTAATAAGTATAGCTTGTGATAATTTTGCTCTAAATCTCAAATCATGGTAATCTCTTGATGATGATAATATTTTAATACATCTTTCTCTCTTTTCTTTAGTCTCCAACTCCCGATTGATGATATACAGATGATCTGGATCTATAGGAACTCCTTTGAACACAAGATCTGACCATCCGGTAAATGGGACTTTGAAGTATCTAGCTATAGGTGATAATCCTTTCTTTAAATCTGATTTAACTACTCTCGGCTGTAATAAACCATTTGGACCTATTTCAACTCTCCTCATTCTACTAGCTGATCTTTGTAACATTAAATAAACTTTATCAGAACTCTTGTATTGATATAGTAAGTGATTAATTTGTTCTGAACTATACATCTCATTGATCATCTTCTCTATAGGATACTTGCAAACTGATTCAAAAGCTCTCTGGTGTATTCTCATCTCATTTAATTTTTCAAAAAAGTTCACATTTTTAACTGTTTGTTTTTCTACTAAATCCAAGATACCATTAATTACTGTCACATGTTTCTCTATATCACTGTCACTATATTCTATGTCTTCTTCAACAAACTTTTCTTCAAAGGTCTGGCCATAATTAGAATTAAATATAAATACATCTGAAATATCTAATGGTCTGATTTTAGCTTTAATTTGCTTCGAATACATAGTAACATCAACTTCAAATTCACCAGGTGCTTTGTGATCTTGTAAATCGTTCTTTATTTTCTCCTTTATTACATTTGAAGCTGAGTGATAGTGATCCATTATACTTCGATTAAGAGAATCCTTGTGAGTTGAAAAGAAGTTCAGTAGTTCCAAATCATAAAACATATCAAGTCCATGTATCTCAGATAGCCTAGAAACATTTTCATAGATTGTACTCATATCCCCTCCATCATTGGCAATAGAATACTTGTAAATCATTGCTAAGTCTCCAATAGGATTTATTAATCTGTACTTATTTATACTAATATTTCTGGATCTCTTTGGCATCTTGTTCAATTTAGTTAGTAGATTAGGACCTGTAATATCTATGTTAACATCTCCAACTTTAGTCTGCATCACTATGTCAGCTGAATATGTACCTTTGGATTCAAATATGCAATTATTAGGGAGAGATCGTATTAATGATAATGAGGCAGTCTGGTGAAGAATCATAGATGGTGAGTTAGAAGCAGTCTCTTTGGTGCAACACCCAGCAGCGATTCCTAAAGTATGTAAAGCAATTGTCGTGGGATCTTGTTTGAGCTTTATTTCTAATTTCTTAATATTAGTCCTTCCAATTTCTATCTCAATCTTATAATCAGTTAAGTAGACTTTCTTATCTCTGACCATTAGGTAGCACGGTTCTAGTATTTCTCTCTGTTTGAATTCCTCGACCTTTTGAAGATTATTTGTAGTTAAATTGTATTTTGTCAATAAGTCCAGCTGTTCTAAGTTAAATTTCAT